GAGTATGTCGGCAACACAAACGCCATATAGAGGAGTCAATTTGCAATTTACCGGTGATAGACTCCAATTTGAAGATTTAACATTACGAGTTAACATAACTGAAAATCTAGAAAATTATATTGAGACATTTGATTGGTTACATAATGTAGCTCAATCTAAAAATTCAGAAGATTTAAAAGTTGATGCTACACTTTTAATATTATCTTCTCATAATAATGTAGTAAAGGAAGTAGAATTCAAAGGAGTATTTCCAACATCAATCTCTCCTATAGAATTTGACGCGCAAGCTGATTCAATACAGTATGTGCAAATGGATATAAGTTTTTCATATACATATTTCGAATTTAAATAATCCTTTACTTTTTGATAAAAGTATGATATAATAATAGTATGAATAATTTGCAACAAATCTTAGAAATGTGGAAAACCGATTCGGTTATTGATGAAATGAATTTAGATGAAACATCAAGAGATTCCGCAAAACTCCACGGTAAATACCTAGAAATACTTTCAGTAAACCGCATGAAACTCAAAAAAGCCGAACTTGAATTTAAAGTGCTTCTTAAAGACAAATGGATGCATTATAATGGCAAGATGAGTAAAGAAGAAATTGACAAAAAAGGCTGGGATTATGACCCACTTAATGGATTGACAGTTTTAAAAGGTGATATGGATTATTATTACGATTCTGACCCTATCATTCAAGAAGCTCAAGCTAAAATAGAATATCTCAAAGAAGTATGTGATACAACTAAAGAGATACTTGAAAATATTAAATGGAGACATCAAAATATTAAGAACATGATTGAGTGGAGAAAATTCACTAGCGGAATCTAATGGATAGTATAACCATTCAAAAGAAGAACGAAGTCTTTTTAAATGTTCAATGCGACCCATCAATTGAGATGGAATTATCTGAACACTTCCAATTCTTTGTACCAGGATATAAGTTTATGCCAGCATATCGTAATCGTATGTGGGACGGCAAAATAAGATTATTTGATAGTAGAAAGAAAACATTATACACTGGACTATACAAATACTTATGCGAGTTTTGTGACGTGAGAGATTATAACCTAGAAGTGATAGAATCACCCCAATATGGTACACTCGAATCCGCCCTCAGCCCTGACATTGAAGGGCTATTATCAAAATTGTCCCTTTCTGTGAATGGGGCTGATATAACACCTAGGCAATATCAACTTGAGGGACTCTCGCACACGCTTTCAAAAGAGAAAACCTTATTGTTATCACCCACTGCCTCTGGGAAGAGTTTAATCATATATTTAGCAATAAGATATTACCTAGATGTTTTTGAAGGTAACGTTTTGCTTATAGTACCTACGACATCATTAGTAGAGCAAATGTATTCTGATTTTGGAGACTATTCTTCTAAAGATACTTGGTCTCATGAACAAAACTGCCATAGAATATATTCAGGTAAAGAAAAGTTTGAAGTAAATAAAAGAGTCTTTATATCAACTTGGCAATCAGTTTATAAATTACCTCAATCTTGGTTTGCTGATTTTGGTATGGTTATAGGAGATGAAGCTCATAATTTTAAAGCAAAGTCATTAACATCTATTATGGAGAAATGTACTAATGCAAAATATCGTATGGGTACTACTGGAACATTAGATGGAACTCAAACTCATCAGTTAGTATTAGAAGGTTTATTTGGTCCAGTATATCAAGTGACTACTACAAAAGAATTAATAGATAATGACGATTTAAGTCAATTAGATATAAATATATTAATATTAAAATATAAAGAAGAATACTGTAAACAGATAGTAAAAGAAAAATACCAACAAGAGTTAGATTTTATTGTAAGATACGAGCCTCGTAATAATTTTATAAGTAATCTAGCTTTAGACCAGAAAGGTAATACATTGATACTTTTTAATTATGTAGATAAACATGGTAAACCTTTGCACAACTTATTGCAAACACGTATGCCAAAAAATAGGAAGTTATTTTACGTATCAGGAGAGACAGATGTCGATACAAGAGAATCAGTCCGTGAGATTACTGAAAAAGAGAAGGACGCCATTATTGTTGCTTCCATTGGAACTTTTAGCACTGGTATTAACATTAGGAACTTACATAATATTATCTTTGCTAGTCCAAGTAAAAGTCAAATTAGAGTCCTTCAGTCGATTGGGCGAGGATTAAGAAAGAGTACTGATGGACAGAATACTAAGATATATGATATAGCAGATGACTTACATTGGAAGTCTCAAAAGAATTACACATTGCAGCATGCCGCTGAAAGAATAAAAATATATTCAAAAGAACGATTTAATTACAAAATGTTTGATATAAATATATAATATGGAAGGATTAAATATAAGACATTTTAAACTGATGAATGGCGAGGAAATTATTGGACTCGTTGCAGTAACAAATGATGATAATTATATAGTAGAAAGACCAGTTAAACTGCATCCAAGTGTATTGGGTGGAATGCAGTTTAGTTCTTGGTTTCCTTTCAGCGAAGCAAAACAATTTAAAGTACTTAAGAGTAATATAATACAACATGTTTCTATAGCAGAATCTATCAAAGAAACGTATGTGCAGTTTGCTCTTAAAATGGATAGACCCGTTGAAGCTGTTCAAACTAAAACAGACCAAGAAATCTTAGAAGAATATGAGAATCGCTTGGTCAATGATTATGCTGAAGACGGTATACCGGAACTGGATAAGAAGAGAACTATACACTAATTAAGTATACCTCTATCCTCCCGGATACTATATTATTATATCATACTTTTGTGAATTTGTAAACGGTTATTTCACTAAAAAATAAAAAAAATATGTTTACATTTAAGTGAAAATATGTTATAATATATTATTATGGAGATAAATTATGGCACAGAAATTAAAGCCTAAAGAAAAGCCGCATTACGTCAATAACAAAGAGTTCTCTCAAGCAGTTATGGACTATGCAGTTGAAGCACACACAGCAAGAGAGAACAATAAACAAGTTCCAACAGTAACAGACTATATTGCAAAATGCTTTATTCGTATCGCTGAAGGATTATCACACAGACCTAACTTTGTTCGATATACTTATCGTGAAGAAATGGTTATGGATGCAGTTGAAAACTGTTTAAGAGCAATTGGTAATTATAATATCGATACTGCTACAAGAACAGGTAAGCCAAATGCATTCTCATACTTTACTCAAATTTGTTATTTTGCTTTTATACGTAGAATAACCAAAGAAAAGAAACAACAAGATATTAAATTTAAATTCATCGAAAAGATGGGTATTGAAGATTTTGTTGCAATGGGTATGGATAATGCAGGTGCCGAAGAAACTATGGCATATGTTGATACATTAAGACAAAGGATTGGTACTATACGTACTAAAGATGAAGCTATTAAGAAATTTGCAAAAGAGGAGAAGAAGCGAGAGAAAGAAAAACTTGAGCTGTTTATGTCATGAAAAAAATGAATACAAAGCAAAAGAATAGGAACAACGTTATCTCAGCTAAACGATTTCGTCATGCGCAAAAGAGAAAACCACATGTCAAGAAAATAATGGCATCAATGAATAGGATTAAACTTGCTCATAGAAGAATGGAAAGAGCTCAAAGACGTTTAATTAAAAATGCTATAGCAGCAAAAAGTCAAGGAACAGTACTATGAAAGTAGCTATATTGAATGACACTCATTGTGGTGTCAGGAATAGTAGTGATATATTCTTAAAGTATCAAGAACGCTTTTATGAAGAGGTATTTTTTCCTTATTTAAAAGAACATAATATTAAAAATATCCTACACCTAGGAGACTATTATGAGCATCGCAAATTCGTCAATTTCAAAGCTCTTAATCAGAATAGAAAACATTTTCTTGAACCTTTAAGAGATGCAGGGATTACTATGGATATTATTCCTGGCAATCATGATGTTTATTTCAAGAACACAAACGAACTTTGTAGTTTAAAAGAATTACTAGGCTACTTCACGTCTAATGTTAATATTATTATGAAGCCAACTGTATTAGATTATGATGGACTTGGAGTAGCAGTAATACCTTGGATTAATAATTCGAATTATGAAGAATATACCAAGTGGGCCATGCAATGCAAAGCTCCAATACTTGGCGCTCATTTAGAATTAAAAGGATTTGATATGATGGCAGGGATGCCTAATCCACATGGTATGAGTGCTGATGTATTCTCAAGATTTGAAATGGTTTTATCAGGTCATTTTCATACAAGAAGTTCTCAAGGTAATGTAACGTATCTTGGTTCTCAAATGGAATTTACTTGGGCTGATGTTGATGACCCTAAGTTTTTTCATGTACTTGATACTGAAACAAGAGAGATTACACCAGTTCGTAATCCAATAACAATATTTAAGAAAGTCATATATGATGATTCTAAAACTAATTATGATGAAGTAGATGTAAAACAATACGAGAAACATTTCATTAAACTGATTGTTATAAATAAAAATGACTTATATATGTTTGATAAGTTTATTGATAGATTGCAGAATATAGAAACATATGAGCTCAAAATAGCAGAAAGCTTCGAAGAGTATCTGGGAGAAAGCGTAGAAGACGAGAAAATATCCCTTGAAGATACTAAT